GGCAACACGGTAAGCCTTTCCTATGGCGCCCGGCCGTGCATGACGCTACCGGACGAATTCCCGGACGATATCGACTACGCTTGGTATATTTCCAAGGCCCAAGCGATGCTTAAGGATATTGGATATTACACGTTGACATAGTTAAATAATTTATCTATACTCACCGCATGCTTACACTTTATCCCGGCCTTATGGCAAACATGGACGACGGGCACTTAATCCGGTCGCTTGAGTGCGAACCAGCAATTATGCGGACGCCGGTCGAATTTGAACTTATGGCCCGCTGTGAAAGGCTGGCCGACCGTCCGACGGAAGCTGAAATGGAGAAGAGGTACGAAAGTCAGCTTGAACAAAGCGAATTTAGGGCGCAATTGATTCAGGAAATAATTGAACTTTGCGACAAACCTGGCGGCAAAAAAGACCTAGTCGCCGCCATAAAAACGGCGCTTGAAAATAGCTACGTTGAACTTTAAAGGAGCCCACACCATGCGCGTAATTCTTTTCATCTTGGCCGCTTACACCTTTGTCGCGTGGAACGATGCCGACGCCGCTTGCCAGCGTTTCAAACCGGACGGCACGGTCGAGGCGTGCCAGCACATGGCGCCGGGGGCCGCTCCGGTCACTCCCAACCCGGACCAGGCCAGCGCGAACCCTTGCGAACTTGGCGGCATGCTGGCGCACCGTGCGTACATGGAAGGCACCTACGATGCCCAGCGGCCGGACTCCCGGCGCTTGCATTACATGGTCGATTATTGGGGCGACATGCTAATCTTGAAGCATGACAGGGCGGTCGCCCATCGCGGCGTTGACTACATTGCGGCCAGGCTCAAGCCGACCGGGATGCGGGCGCCAAATGACGGCGCCGCCTATGATGCGGCCCGGGAATTCATCGTTAAGGAGTGCCGCCAGTGACTTGCCGTAACGTTGGGAGCGGTTGCAATTACCCGGAAGGGGAATGCTTGGGATTTTGTCTTAACAGGGGAGTGCAACAAGTGATTTACAAGACCGGGACCAAAATAACATGCAAGGAAGACGGCGCAATCTTTATTGTGACCGAATCGACCGCGGAAGTGACCAAGTACCGCGGGCCAGGTACGTCCGGTGAATGTCCGACGGCGCTGCTGGCCGACCAGTTTGAAGTCGACGGCTCCCCGTTGCCCAACGTGGCCGAAGCGTTGTCGGCGCTTGACGTGCAAGAGGGCGGGGACCATTACAAGAAGTTGGGCGCCTATCAGCCTTGGGAAGTGTTGCGTCGCTGGCTTACGCCCGAAGAATTCCGCGGCTACATGAAGGGCACGGCCATTGTCTATTTGGCCCGGGAACAAGACAAGGGGGGCATGCTGGATATCCGCAAAGCCGGCCACACGCTGCAGGGCCTTGTCGAACTGTTGGGGGCTGAATAATGGCCGCCCGCGAATCCGCCGCAATGGTCAAGGCCCGCAAGATGGTGACGGAACAGGGCGTAACGCCCTACGCCGCCGCGCAAAAGGTTGGCTTGACCCGCTCCGCAATCTACGTGGCCCCTTGGTACAAGGAATGGAAGAAGGAGCAAAAGAAATGATTGCCGGCGCCGTTGCCCTTTGGTTGCTGGTCGGCATCGGCGTCGCCCAGCTTTTCCGAATCAACCCGCGGGACGACCAGCCATGAAGCGCCACGATTGCCAGGCCCGCCAGTACGGCGACCAGATGATTTGCGCCCCGTGCGGGCTCACTTGGGACACGAACGACCCGGAGCCGCCGGAGTGCCGCAAGAACATCAAGCGGGCAATTGCCAAGGTCGCCAAGCTGGAAGAAACGACGGCCCCCCTCAAAACCAAGAAGGCCCCGGCGTTCCCGCACGAACTCCCGGACGACGTGGCCGCGGAAATGGTCAAGACCTACAGGGCGAACGCCCGCGACGGCCTTAAGGGGCAAATTGCCGGCATGCAGGCCGCTTACCGCTTACTTTTGGACAGGGTGGAACTATGAGCCGTTACCGAATGGCCGCGATTCTGGCGGCGCTGGTGTTGTTGCTGGGGCTTGCTGGTCATATGGATTACGAAGACCAGCAAGCCGAACAGGCCCACTATTGCGAAATGGTCAAGGCTGGCTTTTGGCCGGACTACCTAGGGACATACCGCCGCGAATGCCGGACGCCCACGAACGGGCAACGTTGAGCCCTACGGCGTCCGCGTCGCCTTCTGCAATGAGGCCCGAAATTCCGTCGTCAAATCGTTGTAACGCCTGCTCAAGTTCGGCCCGGTCGAAGCAGGCAAGGCCAACACTTCGGGAACCGGCGGGGGCGGCGGGCACGAAACGGCTACGGGCACGGTCGTCGCGCATGCGCTTAATGTCAGCATTAAGGCCGGCAATAGTTGTTTGATAGTCATGGTCGGAACTCTCCTTTTTCCGTTTGTCTTCGGCGGCCGTAGCTTCGGCCAATTTCGTTGCGGCTTCCCCTTCGGCTTTGACCGTGGCAACAAACCCGTCGTACTTCGCTTGCACCGCGTCAAGGCGTAGTCCTTGGACCCACCAGGCGCCCCCGGCGCCGGACGATAGCCCCAGCACGAACGCGGCGCAAGCAATCCACAGCAACAAGGCGGGATTGCCCGTAATCATGCCGACAAGGCGGTTCATGACATGGCCCCGACGTACTTGGCCCGGCGCACCAAAAACACGTTATGCACATGCTCCCGGTTGATATCGCACGCCGAACGGCCGCCGTAGAGGGGTTGCCGGGACTTGAGGCAATGCAATTCAACGTTGGCGAACCATTGACCAGGGTCGCACCCTTTGGACAGCTTGCAGGCCCGCCGCTCCTTCTGCACGCCCGCGACGCCGCCGTTATATCCGGCATCCCCGAAATGCAACCAACCGGACGAACCGCGGAACGGTCGGGCGGCATCCCGGGACATAAGGACCACGGCCCGCAATTGCAGGTCGGGGCGTTTATAGACGGTATCCCAAGACAGCCCGGCCAGGTCCGCGCCGTACTGGTTGCGAAGGTCCGCCAAGGCATCAAAGCGCACGGAGCCGTCGGCACGGTAAGCGCGGGTAAGTTGGCCCATGCCGGCGCCCTCTTCTCGGGAAGTCTTGAGCCTGGCGCCGGGATTCCAGCACGCGGCACGGCTGGCGCACGACTCTTGCTCAACCAGGGCGGCCAGCGCCGCGGGGTCAGGATGGCCGGGCCAGTACGCCCGCTGTTCGGCTTTCAGAATCGGCCCATATGTGGCGAAACCGGCCGGCAAGGTGTCAGCATGCGCCCGCGGGGCGAAGACCAGCAGAAGGCCGACAATCAGGATTGCCAGGGCAATAAGCGCCAGGCCGGCGCCGGTCGATTCCTCGGACGCCTTGGCGAACAAGCGCCGCATGTCGGCTTCCGGGTAGTCCGTCAGAGCTTTGCGGCCCCAATGTGCGGCGGCCACGGCCCAAACGCCTTGCACGATAGCCAGGCCGCCCAGCAGCGTAGACAAGCCGCTGTCGGGGTCGGTGTATAAAGAGGCGATGGCGGCCAGGATGGCGCCGCCGATTAGGAACAAATGCCGATGGCGGAAAAGGACTTTCACGGTTTACCCTCCTTGTGTTGCTGTTCGATTTGCACGACGCGTTGATTCAAGAGCAATAGGGCGTCTTCGGCGGTGCGAATGTGCGTAAAGGTGTAGGCGATGGAACCAAGCAACGCGGCTTGCGCCAGGGAACCCAGGATAAGCAACGTCGACCAGGCGCCGCGGGCCTTGTTGATATACTCGTCGGCCTTCTTGTCGACCGCTTCCGTGGCCTTGTGCTGGTCGTCTATCTTCTCCCATTGGGTTTGAATTTCGCGGACGGTTTGCTGGTGGTGAACCGAAAGCTCCGCGATTGTCCGGTCGAGGCCCAAAACCTCTTTTACTGCCGACTTGATTTCGTCCACAGAATTGCTCATAGAAGCCATTTGTTGTCGCAATTCGGCCAATTGAACCAACATTTCTTTTTCTTCCTGCCCTGGCATGATGTTATTTCCAACTGAATATTAAGAGGGTGGCGACCGATGAAACCGCGGGAAAATACAAATCAAGCTGCCGCCACTTATCCCAGGTCCATGGGAGCCAGCCGACCGACCAAGTTGAAACCGGGTTTTGATCGTGGCCGGCAAGCATTTCAATTTCCAACTTCTTGCGGGACCAATACCACGCGATAACGGCCACGGTGCCCGCCGTCAGCCCAAACAACAAGGCGACTGGAATCTGGATCAAAAGCCCTTCAAAGCAATGCGAAAGGCTTAAGCGCCAGCGGGCACCGTTGAACCATTCCATTTACATAGCCCCTACGATGAAGCAAAGCAATTCGTCATAGCGAATACCAAAACGATTGCCAGCCGCTCGGTATGGTTCAACGACACGGCTTCCGGCTTCACGAATTACATTGCCTTCTTCGTCCAGTTCGTCCGGCCAGGTTTCGACAATCTCTTCTTGCTCCGACCATTCGTCATAACAGAAAAGGGCGTATTTGCTCGGGTCAAGCTTGTATTTCTTGAAGACCTCGACAACGCTTTGGGCGCCGACGCCAAAGTGATAGCGGGCACCGTCGGCGCCTTTTTCGGCAATAGCGTCATTAAACTGGAATTTACGAATCAGCTTTTTAAGTTCCAAGGCGACTTTGGTTTCGGCGTCCATGATGTCGCTAAAGGTCTTTTCTCGTTCGTCCGACGTGTTGATAGTCCCCGTGCCGGCATATACAACCGACCAACGAGTCGACACGCTGCCAAGAGTGCGGGCGTTATCGGAAACCGGTTGCAATCCGCCGCTATCCATCGTGTATTGATCGGCATTGCTTGACCGGAAGTAAATACGCGACGTCGGAAAGTAATAGTACAACTCCCCTTCCAAATTTGCGCCGCCGGCTTTGGCAAAGGCGAGGCCGGCAGAATTGGACGCTCCGGCGGCCAAGGTAATTAAGTTATCTGCTGCTGAATCGACAAACATGCGGGTATTGCTGTTCGGGGAAATACCGGATACGGAATATTCAAAATGGAACGGGACTTGCGGCGTCGCAATCGCGTTGCCGCCCCATTTGAAACGGTTGTTTGTCTTGTCGTATTGGGATTTGTAGGAATCTGAGCCTTGCTCAAAGCATCCGCCACCATGGGCAAAATTGCGCGTGGACGAAAACGTGTTAGTAATCGTCGTGTCATTGTACCAAGTCGACGCCCCCTCGCATTCCACGTCGGCCACACTAGCGCCGGAACACGCGCAACCCATGACATGCGCCCGGCTTACGTTGGTCAAATAGATATTGCGGGCATTATTTTGCAAATCGGTGTAATCGATATGACCGAAGCCGCCCGCGAACCAAACGCCGGCCGTCGTGCAATTTTTGATTAGCGGACGGTTGTTTGTACCAACAGCACCAGCGGCGCCGCCGTAACCGACCGTGACCGTGGAATATCCGTAGGCATTGAAACCATATTGACAAGTGTCGATAATGCCGCCGGACATTGCCACGCGGGAACACACGGACGCTTGAACGCCGTTATATCCGCCGTTGAGAATGTGGACGTTCGTCATCCAACCGACGCAATGGTAATCAAATTCCAAAGCCGTACCCGTGGCCGTGACGTTTTGCAATTTCACGTCTTGAACGGCCACGTTCATGTAACCTTGGAAATACAGCAGAATTCCGCGGCTTCCCGGCGTCGTTCCATCAATGATTGCGGTCGGAACATTCGGAGAACCGCCGACACTAGGCCCTTTAAGATTGATCGAATTTTTGCTACGCAAGCCAAAAATATAGGTTTCGTCGGTGTACGTTCCCGCGGCAAGCTGCACGGTAAATATGCCGTTACGGAGCAAAGCGTCGGACCAATTGACCAACGCATCGAATGCGGATTGAACCGTCAGGCGTGGCAGGGTTGCAGTCAAGCCGTCGTTATTGTTGTCCCCCGTGGTGGCGACATAGAGCGTATGCGTTCCGGTTTTCCCGTTGATAAGCCAGGTGTCGGAGCCGCGTTTAATTACGCCGGGGCCGGTATGGGTAACATCATGGAAATGCGGGATATTCGCCGTGGACACGTATGTTCCGGCGTCCCAATTGATTTGCGCCCCGATGGCATAAGCGTAAGCGACGACGGCTTCGATTCCAGCCTGATTGCTGGTCGTTCCATCGACTGCAGTTTGAATGAAATTGCGGGCACTTACAAAAAACTGGTTTTTGTTTGACCCGCTGGCGTAAATGTTGGTTGCGTCCCCGACCAGGCCCACAACGTTACCCGATTGCGTTTGAACGCCAGTACCCGCCGCGGTCTTTGCCGTAATGCTGTAGCCGCCGGTCGTTTGGTTGACCAAAACCCACTGGCTGTCGATATTGGGGAAAATCAAATTCAAATCGGAAGTCAACAGGCCAGATACCACAATGATGGGCTTGCCGTATTGGACAGGGGTTAACGTAACGTTGGCGCTAGTCATGGTGACAGCGGCAGCGCCGGTCGTGAAGTCCGGCACCCAATCCGCCGCGGCACCGCTGTCGGGGTCCGTGGTGTTTCCGTCGACGGTATTGAACCAGTAGCCGGAGCCGTCAGCGCGAAGGACGCGGGCACCCTTCGGGTATCCAGTAACGTTGCTGTCCGTTGCGAAGTCCGCGTCGTAAGGATAACCGCCCCCGGCGTTCGCCCAACGCACTACGGCCGACATTTCGTACAGAATGCCGTTCATGTCGAGGCCGGAAGGCGGGACGCCGCCAGCCGCGACGGGCGTCATTGTGAGAGGCGGGAACCCATCGGCTAGCGATGCCGCACCAGGCGTAATGCCGATTTGGGAAGTTACCGGAATTCCGTTTTTGTTCCCGGAAGCGGCGAAAGGCAAAACCAGTTTGCCGGGGCGGTTAGATAGTTGCATGAATGGCTCCTAGTGGCATGAAAACACCTTGCCCAAATGGTACAGCAGATGACCCAGCTTCGGCAAAGCCAAAAAGGGGAAGTGCGCTATTGAACATGGACGTTTCGACGCCCGCCGGATGTGGCATGGCCCCGGATTGCGTAATGATCGCCCATTCGTAAGCGGTAAGATCAAATTCAAAGGTATACCGAAGCTGCATATGCCCCATGTCGTTGACATAGCAGCGCCCGCGGTTGCCAAACAGATTTTGCAAAAGCTGATTTAGCGACTGGGCATTCGTGGCCGAAATGTTCGCCAGCGCCTTGACCAAAATCAATTGCCGATAGGCGTCGTCGGTCAAAATGTAGGTTTCCGAAACCGGCGGAACTCCGTTATAAAACGGCTTGTCGTTGAACGGATACGACCCGGGGCTTGCCTGGCTAAAACCGAAATATTCAACCGGCGGCGGAATAAGCAAAGTACGTCCAATATCGACAATGCGTCCCCAAATGTCCAAGCCGAAGCCTTGCGCGGTTTCCACATTCCAAACGAAGTCAAAAAACGTATCAGAATCTGTCCGCGGGTCCACGTATTGATTAAAATTTCTAACCAATTGCGTAATGGTGGCACTATTCCCGTATTGGCTGATAATCGTTTGTTCGACATCGATCATGGCTTACACCAGTGTAACGGTGATATCAGATTCAGAAAGCGTCGGCTTTTGGTCAATACCGACGCTAACTTGGCTTAATGTCGGCGTGGCTGTCCCAATCAGCACGTCAACCAAAGACACATTTGGGCCAGCGGAAACCACGGCCCCGTAATATCGACTTGCAAGGATTAATGATCCTATACGTTCACGCGTGGTTCCATCCGCACCGTTGAAACGGGCAATAATGGCCGCTTTGATTGATGCGACGATATTTGACGGCATAGTAACGTCATTGACCACACGAACGGCGAATTTAATTGACAAAGCAGCCGGTCGTTCAAACTTGACCACGTAGGTCGGTTGGGGGTAGTTATAGCCGCTGTTGTCAGTTACCGTGACTGAAGTATTCCCATTGTAATCGCACCCTACATCCTTTTTACGCCATATGGCCGCCGCGACGTCAGCATCAGTGCCGCCAACAACGGCCACATAGACCGAATGTGCGGCGACTGGATAATTGGTCGACCCGGTATTTACCGCGGAGCCTGTAGGATTGTCCTTGACATAGACGTCGAGAACGTCAGGCAGGGCGAAAACTTCCGCATAGATGGCTTGGGGCGTCCCCTTGCCATTTAGGGCGACTGAATTCCTACGGCGATATTCAAAATCCGCCCGGCTTTCGACGTTGGAGCCCAACGTACCGTCGGCGGCGTTCGTGATAGCGTCCCAACCCGGGATTGCTTGATAGACTTGGGTAAGCGTGCCGGCGGCGCAAGGAATCGGGCCGGTTTGGGTATTTTGGAATTCTGCAATTACCGTACCAGTTGACCCAATCGTGGCGTTACCCGCGCAAACGTAGGTATTCCCCGACGTGTCTTGCGCCAGGGTGCCGGCCGGAACAACGGTGCCGGAAAGGCCGGTAAGCGTGGCCTGTACGCCGGTTGGCGTGGCCGGCTTGCGGGTCAAGAAGTAAATGCGGGCAATGGCATCTTGGAAGCGGTCGGCGGAATATTGCGGGTCGACTTGATTCACGAATAATGCAAATTCGTTATTCTTGTCTCCGATAATCGCGGCCTGGCTGGAAGCAAGTTGGCCTTGCGGCGTTTCAAGCGCCGGATTGAGCCCGCCCCCAAAGGCGGCGTTAATGTCGTCTTGAACGCCCGCCAATACGGCAGTTTCCGCGGGAATGACAAGGCCAGCCGGCGTAAACTGGATTTTTGGAACGCTAGAAAGTGACATTGTTAGCCGCTCCCGTTTCGTCAATAAATTGGATTTGCCCCGTAATTTCGCGGGAGTCGAATGCCGAAATTATACATTGAGCGGACACGACGCCGGGAACTGTTAGCGCCGCTTTCTCAATGTAGCCCGTCATAAGTGACAGCGGCGGCAAGTGCCCTAGCACGTCTTCAAAGTACGGAATGCCCTTTTTCGTGGAGTACCACAGTTCCCCCAGGAACAGGCGCACGGCGCTTGCAACGTCTTGGGCCAAGGCGTAAGGGGGCGTCGCCATGGCGATATTGCCGGCGCTGTCTATGACCAAATCCCATTGCCCTTGGTCAAGCAAAAGCGTGTTGTATTGCGTCATACTGGCGCCCCTGTGTTACCGCCCCCGGTTTGAACTCCCCCGTGGACGTGATTATGAAGGCTCTTGCCCTGTCCGACAACATCGTTGACGACGTTGAGTGGTCCAAGCATTTCACAGGCGCCCCCGGCACTCCCTTTGCCTTGGCTCAAGGGTCCGTTAAGCACGGTTGAACCGTTGACCGTGAAGGTTGGCGTATTGACAGTGCAAGACGTAGCGGCGTCGATTTCAACGACCGGGGCATCAATGACCACGGCCGTCGGGGAATGAATTTTGATGCCCGCGGCGCTGAATTGGACGTATTGCGTCGGCGTACCGTTGAGCATGCCGCCAAGGTACATGCCGTCGGCAAAGCTGTATTGGCGATGGCTCCCCGGGTTGCCTTGCTTCTTGGTCGACTTGACTTGCGAAATGTCACGGGACGCGAAGACGGCGACGCCAATGTCCCCTTTTTGCGGGTCAATAATGATGCCGTTCGCGCCGCCCTGCAGCCGGAAATAGGGCACGTTGTAAATTGTCACATGGGGCGTCGGGTTGCCCTGGCCGTCAAGCTGGTTGATCATGGGCGTGACGTCGACATATCCAACGGGGGACAGGCCGCCCGCGTTCGTGCAAGCCTCAATCCGGACCAGGGTCGCGGTTTGCATCTTCCCTAGTGCCTGTTGCACCATGAAAGCCATATTGTTGAATTCGCCCCAAGTGCTGGCCGCTTTAAGCTGGCCGCTTGGGATTCCGTTAGCGTCCGACGACGGCGAGGCCATTAGCGTTACCCCTTACATTTGAAAACCAGGCGCCGCCCGGCTTTTCGGATTCCAGCCGATGGCCGACCGAAGTTACAACCCATTCCCCGGCCGCTTGTTGCACGTCCGTTACCAGCTTGACGGAGCCCCCAAAGGTAATTGCCGGATTGAATAGGGTTTGAAAATTGACGCCCACACCGTCAAAGGTTGGATAGCCAACCAAGCCGGACGCTGGCGAAATGAGCGGAATAATTACCTTGCGGGGCACGTTCGGGGGCGTGATTGCCAATATCTTGTCGTCAAGGTACAGGTCGCACCCGGCGGCCCGTGCAAGGTCTTTGGCCTGTTCCATGCCGGTATTGGGCAGATACACGTCGACCAGTTGCGTAGTAACGCCGTTGTTCTCGAAAGTGTAGCCCAGGTCGCGGGCAATCTGCCCCATGACCGTGGCAACATCGACGCGCCCCTTGAAGCTCCGGGGCGGTACAGCCTTCAAGGTATTGAAGAAGGCGGATTGCGCTTGAATGTGGAGGAAGACGTCGGGCATGCCTTGATAATCAGCCCAGGCGTTGACGATGTTGCCGGCGAATACCAGCGTTTCCGCGGCGCCGTCAATGGCGTAGACTTCCACGGTGTTGGGAATGAGCGTACCGGGCTTCCATTGCAGCGTCGTAACGCTGTTCATATTGGCTTGAGCAACGCCGTAAATTTTGGCGCGTAGGGTGCCCATCATCATGCCGCCGGCCTTGTCAATGTCCGCGATTGCGCGGAAGCCCTGCAGCGTGATTGTGTCATTGTTGGACGACCCGAACTTCCCCGTTCCCAAGGTAATGACGAACCGGAGCGCCTTTTTATTTTCAAATGAGGGCATATTCTTCCGCCGTCAAATAGACCAAGGAAAAGCGGTCGCCCAATCCGGAAAAGCTGGGGTCGTCGCTTCCTTGGGAATCAATAAAAAGTAAGTTTCCAGCAAACCCGGCGTATTCCCGGCACACCAGCGGGACCGCGTCGCGGGCGATGGTTGCCACGGCCACGTCGAAGCCATTTACCGCAACATCAACAAAGACGCCTTGCGGCTTTTGGTACACAAGAATTTGGCAATTCTGGCCGCCCAAAACTGCTTTGACAGATTGGGACGCGACGGGCTGTAGTGGCACGGCTTGCATTATTTCACCAACCCTTGCAAGTAGGAACTTGCCTTATCGGCAAGCGCTGGAAGTTTGTCGGCCAAGCTCTTGAGCGTTGAGGGCTTGGGCGTTTGGGCCTGCACCTTGCCGTTATCGACTTGGGGCGTTGCTCCGGCGTCTTTCGGTGCGTCAACTTGCCCCTTGTCCGATATGGAATAAAGGGCCGATACCTGGCGGATTTCCTTCAAGGTGATTTCCACAAGAAGGAGGGTCGCCCCCTTGCTGTTGCGGCGCTGGTAGTTGTACCGCTCGACGCTGTAGTCAATATAGGTAACTTCGGGCGTTACAACGCTGTACAGGTCCGTCGATTTGCAGGCGGCGTCGATGGCGTCCAAAAAGGTGCGGCGGTTCTTTTCGCTTCCCGTCAGGCACAAGGTAACGGTCGGCGCCGCGGGGGCTTCGACCTTGTTGTAGCTGGCAAAGCTGCCTTGCTCAATCGGGAAGTCGCTTACGCGGGTTTCCTTGGAATACTCCACGGCGTTGGTGGACAGCGTGGAGCCCAGGCCGGCGGCGTCCAAGGCGTTACCAATGAGCCCGGTGAACTTGGCCGGGTCGCCAAGGGGCTTGCCCTTGCTGTCAAAGATGCCCCAACGGGTTTCAACTTGGAAGATGCGCCAAAGCATCCCCTGTACCAGCCCCAGGCCAGCGCGGAGCAAAGGGGGGAAGTTGGGCGACCGCGGGAGTGCCGGGACGCCTGGCAGTTTGGGAATGCTTGGGAATTTGATTAACGGCATGTCATGTCAACCCGTAATTTGCTTGAGAGGTAAAGAGGTAATCCATTGATTTACCCATGTCCTTGGCAATGCCGGCGGCGTCCGTTGCGGCCGTGTAGACCTTGACTTCGCCAATGTGGGTTTCAACGCTCTTGGACGTGGCGCCAGGGGCCGCGGCGGCATTCGCTTGGGCAACCTGTACAGCACCAGCCCCGGCGGCGGCTTGCGAGGCCCCAGGCACGCCCCCAAGCATTGCGGTCGCCAGTTGCCCGCGCTTGGCCGCTTCGCCAGCCTTGTCGGCCGGGCGTTCGTAGTGCGTAGATACCGCGGCGGCGGCTTCTTGTGCGCTCTTCGCCTGGCGCAACTTGGCCCCGGCGACCGCTTCGTTGCCTTGGGTCAATTCGTAGTGCATGAAGGCCATTTGCTCTTCAAGCGTCGACCCCTGAATGTCCTTGCCAAACTTCTTTTTGAATTCGGCTTGCCGGTCGGGGTGCCATTGCGCGATGCCATACGCCTTGCCGCCGTCGCCCACGGCGTCCGGCCTGAATGCGCTTTCTCGCTTGATGTTGGCGGCAAGGCCCGCGGCTTGCTCTTTGGTCCAGCCTTGCGCCTGAAAATAGGCCATTGCGGCTTGCTCTTCCTTGGCACCGCCGGCCGGGCTCTTGCCGGTTGAATTGACAGTACCCGGAGCGGCGGAAGGTTGCCCAGGTTGCCCAGGTTGCCCAGGTTGCCCAGGTTGCCCAGGTTGCCCAGGTTGCCCAGGTTTGGTCGCGGCTGGTGCCGGGGGCGCGTCCGGCTCTTTCTCCCCGTACTTCTTGCCGTTGCCGCTCATGAACTCCCCGGCGGCGAACTTGGCCCGCTTCCAATCGCGTTCAAAGACGGCGGACAGCACGTCGGCGGCGGCAATGGCCCGATAGACCAAGTCGCCCAATAGGTCTTTAAGCCAGCGGATACCGTCGCCGGCCGCCTTAAATCCGGGCTCCCATTTGCTCCAATCAATGAAGCTGTCGCCCCCGCGCTTCCATGTCTGATAGTCTTGCCACAGGGCGGCGATTGCGGCGGCCAGCGCCAGCACGGCGACCACAGTCAAGTTAATGGGAATCGTGGCCGCGGCGATGCCAGCCAGGCCGACGGCAATGATGGTAAGGAACGTTTGCACGAACTCTTTATTTTCCCGGACCCATGCGCCAAAGTCCGCAAAGATGGCAAACATTTTTTCAAGGGCGGGCGTTGCGGCCGACAACAGTTCGCGGCCGAAGGCTTCAAAACTTTGGCGGCTTTCAACCATTGCCCGCTTCATGCGGCTGGCTTCTTCGGCCTGCTGTTTGGTGACGGCACCATACTCCTTTTGCCGGCGAATCATCAATTCAACTTCGGAACGCCCCTTAAGCAAAAGTTGCATTGTTCCTTGGTCAATACCCATCATCCGCCCCATGTTGTTGGCGGTGGTGCGGTCCATTTTGCTGAAACGGTCGGACAGGTCTAGCAACAGGTCATTAACGGGGCGGGCTTTGCCTTGCGTATCAGCCAGGCTCATGCCCAGCGCGGAGAAATACGGGATAAGTGAGGATTGGCCGGTAAGCTGCAATTCCGTTTGCGACTTACTCAGCATGTCCATGGTGCCTTGCAAGCCCTCCCCGGTCCCGCCGGCCTGTTCGGCCGCATTGGACCATGCGGAAATGCTGTTGACGCCTTGGTTGAGGTTTTGCGCGAAGCGGTCAAGGGCCGCGTTTGCTTCAATCTGGTTTTCAATGAACCGCTTTACGGCCCTTGTCCCGCCGATGATGGCAAGGAATTTGGCGGCGCTTTTGGCTACATTTTCAAAGCCTTCCGCGCCGTCCTTTCCCGACTTCTTGAGTTTGCCGCCGGTCTTTTCGGCTTCGCTTCCGGTATCCTTGAGGCCCTTGTCGACCTTGCCCTTCTTGGCTTCAAACTCCGAAGAGTCAAGGCCAAGTTTTACCAGCAAACTGTCGATGATGGTAGCCATGTGGATTATTCCCGTTTCGCCAAGGCGTTATTGTAGTCGTCTATCGTAATGACCTCTAGCATATCGTAGACGTCCCGAACCCCGTAGACCGTATCCAGTTCGTGAAGCGTTGCCATGCGCTTTGACAGCAACGTCGCAACCGGCGCCGATACGTTTAAGTATTCCGCGAAGCCTTTTTGCGGGCCGCCGCCGGGGAGCCGCCGGAGATTGAGGGGGCGACGGCCTTCAAAAAACCCGTATGCAGCTTCCACACTTCGGCGCGGATTTTGATGCGGGTCGCAATCTCTTCAATGTCTTCCTCAATGAGATTGCGGACAATGTGCGGCTTGCTGGAATCGGGCATGATTTGCACGCACGACCACATTTCCGCTAAGAGCGGTTCCGCGACTTCCCATTTGAGCCCGGCAAGGGCCTTAATGCCGACTTCTGCCATGGCCGCCATGCCCATGCGTTCAAAGCCTTCCGGGACTTCAACGTCGCCGGCCATGAGTGCCAGGAGCGCCCGCATTGCCCAGGATTCCGCCCGGCTGGCTGGCATTTCGGTAAGTACAAAAACTTTGCCTTGGTCGCGGCCTTCGTCTTGTACGGTGTAATTTTCTGTTGCGCGTGCCATGTTGATACCTCTCCGTATCGTGAACCTCTCCTTGGTATTGGGTGCCCCCGGCGTGCTTCGGGAGAGGGCAAAGCGGCCTTGTGGACCTTGCCGGGGGCGAACTGGTTACAGCAAGGAACGGTTTACCGATTCCCAGGTAATGACGTAATCAACCGGCTGCAGGACTTTTTGCGCGTCCGGAATTTGCTTGGCGTTCGTCAGAATGCCCCGGGTAAGCGCGAAAGATTCGCCGGTCGAAGGTAGCGAAATGGAACCCGAAATATAGAACACTTCGCGGGCCGTCTTCATCGCCTGAATGACGGCGGTAAAAATGTCCTTGCTCGGGCTGTCCGCCTGCAGCGTAATCGTTTGCTTGACCGGGTTTGGGACAAAGCCCGCGGTCATACGCCCGTCGACGCCCATTTGGACCTCTGCCAAGTCGACCGCTTCCGTGGTGAAAGCCTTGTCGCTGGCATAGCCGCGGAGTTGGACGGGGGCCGGAAACAGGCCCGCGACCACAAGGGTGAACACGCTGTTCGCGCTGGTGATAGTGGAATTGTCCATTTTCTGGCCCCTTACATGATGTCAATGGATGCGACGTTAATCTTCTGCACCGCGCCGCCGTCCGTGTACCAGAAGTTGATAACGGGGGTGCCGCGGTTGCCGCGAACTTGGGCGCCCGGGTCAAGGATTTGCAGGTAATAGCCCTGCTGTTCAATGATGGTCGACACGTCCTGGCCGGCGGCTTGATTCACTTGCGCTTTTTGCGACGCCGACATGGTAATGCCAGTGCGAATGCTGCCAAAGTTGAGGCCCGCGGTAATCGGGTCAATCATGGCCGCACGAATCAGGCTATAGCCGCTTTCGTTGTACGGAATCGACTTGACGCTGGTAAGCAGGGACAGCAAGGCCAATTGGAATTGCGAATTCAAATAGACTTGGTCCACGAAGGTGTCAAGCCATTTCCATTTGCCTGTCATCTGCCCGTTATACAGGAAGTTGAAATTGTCATTGGCGGTCGAATATGCACCGTAGAAGCTATAGCCGTTCGCCAGAAGGTTGGCGGCAATTTGCTGGTCGGTCACAGTGGCCGTAAAGCCCGGTTGGGACTTGAAGGCGGCCGTAATGCGACCATTGGTGCGGCTAAAGTCGATGGACGCCACGGAGCCCAGCACGAAGGCCGCAAGCTCCTTGGTGTTGTAGACCGGGACGACGCCGTCGTATGCCGCGGTTTTCGCCAAGTATCCGAAGTTCGTAGTCGAACCGTTGACGATGGCTTGCGCGTCCGTGTCCCAAACGATATAGGCATAACGCTGGTTTTGCGCGTTGGTCCAAACGGCAAACAGGGTTTTGTCGGCGGTCACGGGCTCCCAAATGGTCATGAAGTCGACCCAATTTTGGGTTTTGCTCTTGACCATATCCATGCAGGTTGCCGGCGTATCAACGTCGTCGCCTTGGGAAAGGAGCATGCCGGTCGCGCTGGTCAGCTTGAGGCCGGCGGACAGGGTGCCGGTCGCTTCGGTCATGGTGGAAGCGGCGCCCGTGGTGCTGGAAGTCAGAATGAAAACGGACCTGATAGCGTCCCAGGTGACGGTCGGGCCGCCAGTGAAGCCGGCGGCAATCTTCGTGGCCGCGTCGCTGAAACTGGTAGCCGTTGCCAGGTTGATACTGGTCGACGTCTTCACGGTGCCGTTCATGGTTACAGTAAGGATGCCGGAAAGGGCTTGCAGTTGCGCCAGGGTCATGCCGACCAGGGAACCGGATTGCAGCCAGGCCGCACGGGCGGTCGCCACGAACGGCGCAAAAAGCAGGGTGCCGGGCTTGACGGTCGAATTATCGAAGCCCAGGAAGTAGGTTTGCGCTAGTGCGTACTCCGCGGAAGCGGGGCCGAAAAAGGCGCTTACGGCGTCCGCGCTGGCGAAGGATTGCACAGCGTTGGTCGGAAGGTATGCCGATTGGGAAAGCATGACGCCGTTAAGAGCCAGCGGATTACCGCCGGAACCAACGACGCCGGGGTTGACGACAACAATGTCACTGGCCGGGATAGTCATTTGTTCACCTCGTTAAATAAGTGGTAATCCGCAATCACGGTGCCACCACGTCGGCCGGCAAAATCTTGTTTGGAACAAGAACGTCGGCAAAGTCTTGGGGAACCGTAACAATTGGATTGTATTGCAAAGATGCCGTTAACGTCCATCGGCTTTCGTACTGCTGTTCCCCCGTAACAAGCGGGGCTTGAATGCCGTCGGACGTGTACAGCGGCTTAATGTTCGCCGGAAAATGCGAGAAGCCCCAATGCGAACGGAAAGCAGTTTTCACGGTTTTGCAAAACTCGCTTGCTTGAGCCCCGTAAAAGTCAATTTGAACGTCGATACGCGTCGGCCCGTAGACCGTAGCCGTGCCGTCGTCCGGCTGGTAATCCGTGGCCGGTACGGTCAAGTCGACTTGCATCATTTCGGTAAGAATGACGCACGGGTTAGGCGGCATCGCCACGCGGTTGACTTGCGCCCGGACAACTTCGGCGCCGGGCACGAAGGGGGCCAGGAACGCGGCCAGGGCGTCAATTACTTGGTCGACGGTAATGCTTGCGGTGTACATCAATCCCCCTGCAACACAATGGCGGCCTTGGTCCAAGTCGGCCAACCTTCCAGCACCTTGACCACAAGCCAATTTTGCCCGTCGATTTGCACCAAGTCCCCGCCGGTCCCATCGGGCCGCACGACGCCGGCCAGTGCCCCGCGCAAGTAAATTGCCCGGATGGTCCCTTGAATGTTGAGGCCGTCAAGCTGCTTGATATCGTTCGCGTCGAGGGCTTGAATTTGCCCGGGGCCACTTACGGGGGCGGCGTAGCTGGGAACCTGCTTGCGGCCGGCGCCAATGGTGTAGCCCGTCGACCGCAACACGGTAACGGTTTTGTTCGGGTTGACCGCGGTGGTCACACCATTGGCGATGCCGCGCAAGTCCATTACTCTTTTACCTCATAGGCAATGCTGTTGAGCATGTGGGACGTGTCAATAAGCGGCTTGGCAAAGCCCTTGGCTTCGACCGTGCTTTCCTTCAACGCCGGGGTCGTGAAGTCGTTTATGCTTTGCTGCAAGGCGCCCTTGATATCTTCGCCCATCAGGGCCAGCACCTTGGGGCCGTCATACTCCGTCGCCTTCGCCAGCTTCGCCATTTTGGGCGCCCATGTGGGGGACTCCTTGGCAATCATTTGGCGGAAGAAGGGGCGGGGCTGGCGCCCGGGGCCGCCGTATTCGTTCCAGAAGGCCACGGCAGCGACCGGCGTTCCGTCCGGGTACGTTGCGCCTTCCATGAAGCCGACCGCCACTTCGCCGCCGCCCATCTTGCGGGCGATTTCTTCCAGGGCTTTGGATACCCCGTCGGCGCCGTGTAGGAAGTGGTCGGCCACGGTCAATACCTCGTTGGCTGTGCCAGGTAACGGAAGCCGCGCAAGCTGCTTGTCGCCTGCCAAAAGGCCGACCCGTACTGCGTTTGCTGGAACCAGGCGCCGGAGCCCGGGGTCGGCGGTACGCCCTCAAAGGCGGCCGATACGGAGCCCTCCGACGCTTGGGAGACACGGCCAACGGGCCGCGGCATGCCGTCCGCACTCAACAGGCCGCCAATATAGGCGACGTGGGCCGTCAGCATGTTAAGAAGAGTGGCCCGGCGGGTCAGGTTTTGAACCGGGCTATTGTCCGAATTGGACAAGTAAAGGCCCGCTTCGTCAAAGCAGGCGGCCAACGTGGGGTCGGCTACGGCTGCAAATTCAGGATAGCGGGCCTTAAAGGCCGCCGGGTCAAAGACAACGGCGGGCATTGGCGTTACTCCTTGTCGTCTTGGCTGGCCGGCTTGACGCCTTGGGCTTCTTGCGGCATGGCCTCAAAGCCGGTCGTTTCGTCTTCCAGTTCGGCGGCAACGGCGACCAGTTCGTTGGCGTTCTTGGCCTCAAAGATAGCGCCGGAGCGGAGGGCCGGGAATTCCGCGTGGACGGTCTTCCAAGTCTCCCAAAACTCGCCGTCGACTTCGGTCGTGCCGTATTCGGCGCCGATAATCAACGAACGATTTTTGCCGCGGAGTTCGACCTTTTTGCTGGGGTCCAGCGGGTGGTCGAGAACGATACCGTGCGGAAGCTTGCAACCGATGGTAACGGAAGTGCCGCCGACGGCGACGTTTGTGGCGGCCTTGGTTTTCGGGGTTGCCATGTTCGTAACTCTCCTTGATAGTGAAAATCCCAGGAGCCGAAGCCCCCGGGCTGTTGCGTTGCCTGGCGTTAGATTGCCAGCATTTGGGCAATCAGGAACGGCCGGAAAATGACCGTGCCCCAAGTGCCTTGCGACTTCTTCTGCTTGAAGCTGGAAGCGCCCACAACGATGGGATGCGCCCGCATTTTCTCGGTGAAACCGCAAGACGCGGTGCGCTGGCCTTCCATGTCGTCCACAATCAGTTGGGCCAATTCGCCCGAAACGGTGGAGTATTCCGGCGCGGTCTTGATTGTCAGGTTGGGGAAATTCTTTTTCAGAATGTCCGCGACGTTGACGTTAAAGTCCGTGGTCTTGGTCAAATACACTTCCGAAATTGGCGAGATTGCCAAAGTCATTTTGGTATCGAGTTCGACCAGGCCGTTGGCTTGGGTTTGAAGCTGCTTGTACAGCTTTTGAATGTCGGCGTTAATTTCTTGCGCCGTAGCGTTCGCCCAACTGGTGCCGCCAGCGATTTTGGTAATCGGACTTACAGCGGCGGACAGGCCGGGGTCGTTCAGCAAGCCATAGTTTTGCAGGCCCGAAACGCCGAAGAAGTACGTTTTGTTTTGGTACTTGTTCAGGGTCAGAGCGGACGCGATGTTGACGCGGTTGGCCCAATCAATACGGGCCAGGCCGGCGCGTTCCAGCTCACGTTCACCCCATTGGGTCATGACTTGGTAATGGAACGACTGGCGTTGCGGGAAGTTGGAGTTCACCCCGGCATTACCGCTTTCGCTGTAATCGCCATAGGCGGACGTAACGCCCGTGGATTCCACGACCGGGAACATTGCCGTTTCGGTGGTCCAATCGCCCTTTTTGACTTCGTCGCCCACGATTTCGGCCGCCTTCATGGGCGATACCAAAACCTCAATCAGCTTGGGGTCGATGTAGGTCGAGAGGAACGCCGGAATGCCGGCATTGCTGGTGGTAATCAGGGTCGGCTGTGCATCGCAGGCGAAACCGTCTTGCGCGTAGCGAAGGCCCATTGCGGCGCCCTCCGCTTGGAAGTCGGCGTTGACGCCCATGAAGTGGATACCGGCACGGCCCATCAGAGCTTGGAGAATCGGGTTCATGCTGGTCGCTCCTTAAAAGGACATGACCGCCAGTTCACCG